TCAACAGAAAATGGTCTTCTCTCCGATGCCGCATTCGAACGTGCGATCATCCAGAAACTTCGCGAAAACGGAATTTCGGTGATTTCCGCGTCCACCAATAAACAGGCCCCATTCACAGCACTTCCCGATAAACTCGACGACTTCAACGGTTATTTTATTGACCCAAGCACATTAGAATTCAAGAATCGCGATCTCTTTATTCGTCGTATTCTCGGTCTCACTTCGTATTTTCGAAGCGCTCAAGAGAAACTGTTGCCGATGTATGACGCCGCTACGAATTTCCATGTAGTTGAAGTTGAAATGAGCGATTATCAATTCGCGATTTATTCCCGTGTGCGTGACTTGGAGCGTAATCAGGAATCGAATATGAAGAAGAAGGCGAAGAAGCGTGGGGCGGCGGCTGCTGCGGGAAAAAGTGGCGGCGCAGAAGGTGAAGGTATTTACGACGATGTTTCATCCACGTATCGTATTTTTTCCCGCGCTTTTTGTAATTTCGTTTTCCCGCCATCGATTCGCCGTCCTTTACCAGGCGATGACTCAACATCAGCGAGTGAATTAGAGAAGTCAGCAGCGTTGGGTCGTATGCCTGATTCGGGGGTTGTCGGCGACGCGGATGAAACTGCCGAGATGTTGGCGGCGCGAATCGCTCGTTCGATGGATCCGGTGGGGGCGAAAGGACCCGCGAAACGCGGGCGTAAGCCAAAGAATGCTCCCGCGGCTACAGGTGAGGAATCGAGTGCCGCACTCATGGACGAAAATATGCTTGATGGGATCGGCGGCGAGGGAGATGATGACGAAGACGACTCCGAAATGGTTATTACCGGCGAACACTCAGACGCAGTTGCGGCTGTAATGGCAGGTTCGACGAAGAAATTATCGTCGTCGGGCGCCATGAACAAGAACGACTATACAGCACAGTATCAGGCTGCGATTACAAAAGCGATACGCGACTTGACCGTCAGTGCTGGTAGTTTTCTTATTCCAGAAGAACTCGCGACGTATAGTCCCAAATTCCTTCACTTGCTTCATAATATTCTTGATAAATCGCACATCGGTCTTCATCTGGTGTATAGCCAGTTCCGCACATTAGAAGGTATCGGAATCATTAAAATCATATTGGAAACCAACGGATTCTCTCAATTCAAGATTAAACAATCGTCGTTGGGCGACTGGACGATCGACATGACTCCCGAAGAACAAGAACGACCCTGTTTTGCACTTTATACCGGCACAGAAACGGCTGAAGAGAAGGAGATTATTCGTAACATATTCAATAGCAAGTGGAAGAATGTCCCGAAGACGATTACCGAGCAACTTTCAACGCGTTTCACGAATAACATGTATGGTGAGGTGATTAAAATTCTCATGATTACAGCGTCGGGTGCGGAAGGTATTAACTTGCGTAATGTGCGGTATGTTCATATTACTGAGCCATACTGGCACCCTGTGCGGACAGAACAAATTATTGGTCGCGCTCGTCGTATTTGTAGCCACGTTGATCTTCCCGAAGAATTGCGAACGGTGGATGTCTTTCTGTATCTGATGCGTTTTACTGCGCGCCAGATTGCCGCCGATAATGACGAATCGTTGAACATTCGGATGCATGATAAGAGCAAGACTGATGGGACGACACCGATGAGCACCGACCAGTCGCTTTATGAAATCTCTAATATCAAGGAACGTATTACACGCCAGATATTGACGGCGGTGAAGGAGTCGTCGTTTGATTGTATGATTCATGCGAATGCCGCCGCGAAAGAACGCCTTCAGTGCTACTCATTCGGCGCGGGGGTGGGCGAAGAAACGCTGGCTTATCAGCCGAATATTGCGGCGGAAGAGGACGACAAGACGAAGAAACTCAACAAACAGACGAAGACGATGGCGTTACGTAAATTGACTGTGAATGGAAAAGAATATGCGGAAGATCCCGACACGCATATCATTTATGACCTGGAATTATATAAGATGGGGAATTTGGTGGAGCGAGGGCGACGGACGATAATTCCGGCGGATCCGCGGACGGGGGCTGGGGAACAGTCGCGGATTGAGTTTTTATAGTTCTTTTTATCATTTCTTCTTATCGTTTGATACGCGCGTCGATATGTTCGTCGCTTCATTCGCCGTAATGAACGTTTATTACGCCGTGTCTTTTTCTTGCGAATCGAATTAAGTGTTTTGTTGATAATTTTATTTTTATTTGACGATCGATGTCCACCATGCGGAGAAACCGATACAGCAGCCCCTCCGCCGTCAACACTTACTGTTGATATAAATGATTGTAAGTTAGGATCTACATTAACAAATAAATAGAGAGTACTCTTAACTGATACAGAAGTAGATCGATATGGACTAGCTGAACCTGCGGATGACATACTATCATCTGTGATTTCTTCTACATCTGATTCATCTTGTGTTAGAATACCCCCCCTTCCAGTAGTTGATAACATACCATGTAGCCTTTTTTCATCATCAACAACTTCGGTTCGTGTTGTTCCGTATACCAGCTTTGGAGTAGGGGAAATACTTTCCGAAAGAAGAGTAACATTCATACCATATAATTTTGTCTCGAGTGGAAAACGAATCGTACAACAAGTAAAATCATAAAAAACGATTTCATGCGGGACCATCGGTTCAGGAGTTCTGGAACGTGAAGGACCCGTTACCTCTTCCGCTTTTGTGCCGCGATCAGCACGCCAATCACTCGAATCATGTTGTTTCGAACTATCTAGTGAACGTGTTATTATATCATTTATTATCGAATTCAGAAGATCATTCATCTGTTCAAACGTATACATAACAGTTCGAGTCATCATAATTGTAAGTTGATAATAATTTGGATGTGGATCAATATGGACGTTGACAGTATGATTACCATATTGGAACGGAACTTGAGTAGCACGGCGTTGTGTGTTTGTATTCGTATTCTTACAGAATAACAAAATACAATTATCTCTATTGATTTGATAACGTTTTTGTTGTATAAAATAAGTATGCTCACACCATTCTGTGTTTGTTTTGTGTGTAATACCTTCTATAAATTGTTTTCTTATGTCTCTCTCTCTTTCTGTAAATGGAACGATTCCACTCTGAAATAACGGAGCGAATTCTCTATCCATATCATCTAATGAGTGTTTCATAGAATCAGTATGTCCTCTTTCATAGTCGGCTATTTTTTGTAAACAAAAACTATCAAAATCGGGTTTTGTTTCATCTTTGTTGTCGTAATATTCATCAAATATTGTAGGAATAAAATTATTGGTTCTTTGACGGTCATAATACGCATTACCTAAAATTTTTGGTGAATATAATCGTCTATATTGTGGTAAAGGTTCACCATATATAGTATAATGTAAACTATTGTGGTCTGTCGATGGTGTATGTTGAGTAAGTCTTACAGGAGTAATTATACCGTGTGCTAATATAAACGCTGTAAATCGTTTACTCATTCTTATGTCATTATTATTATATGATATTATTATTGTTGGGTTGTGTTACATTTCGTCCTCCATCATCGGTTTTCTTTTTAGTTTCAAGAAAATAGAATCCGTATCTTCCTGAAACCGGACCTTTCGCGTTTCTTCGCTTGGTGGCATCGGCATCGGTGGCGACGTCATTTGTTGTTGTGGCACGACGAACTCATTCGGGTCATATTCTTTCTGTGGAAGCGGCTGCTGCTGTTGTAGTTGCGACGGTGGCATCGATGCTTTCATTCTCTCAGCAATCTCTTCCATATCTCTTTGTCTTGCTGCGATTCTCTCGGCAATCAGTCGATCCATATCATCTCCGCCGCGGAACGGGCTGTCATCACCGGGGCCTAGTGCAGGGGCGTCTAAATGAACTACTTCGACTACCGCCGGTTCGGTGGCGGGTGTTGATGCTGATGCCGACGCCGATGCCGATGCTGATGCCGACGCATACGTCGCCTTTGATTTCAACCGTATGTTCGGGTTCGAATCTCTCGGAAAATCAGAGAAATCGATCTCAGGTGGGCGCGGAATTTCAAAATAGGAACGCATCTCCGCTTCTTTCTCTCGCATCTTCATTTCGATTTCTTGGCGTTTCTGAGATTGGAAGTCCTCCGCATTATAAATCTCGTGGACGCTGCCACCACCACCACTAGTCTGTGGCGGAGTCTTCGTCGGATAGACACGCGTCCCTAATTTGATCGCGCTTATATCTCTCGCGAGTTTTGGAATATTCACGGCGAGAGATTCAATCGCAATCTTATTCAACTCCTTGAGAGAAAAAGATGCCGAACGTAAGTGGTCGATCTCTGTCTTTATTTGCTTTGCGGCTTCAAAATCCTCGGCTTGTATCGCGAGATGCTTGCGTGCTTCTAGTTTCTCTAAACGCGCGAGTGGTGCTTCCATTTCGTCGATTGTTGCGCGGAGTTTCTTCGCGGCGTCATAGTCTTCTTCAGCGATAGCCTGTTGCTTTGCTTGATGAAGCTCTCGTAACTTCGCCGCATGAAGCGACGGGATGGTTGCCGAGAGATTTTTGAGGATTCTCTCAAAAACATGCTTGATTTCTTCCGGCGTTACATTTTCGGGAATACCGTCGAACAGGCCTTCTTCCGCCAATAATGACCATAGAAGCTCTTTGTTTTCTTGGGATACGAGAGATGACATTCGCGGGGGGGGTGGTTTGGTTGTTGTTATCGGCGTATTCAATTATATAAACATAGGAAGGAGGGTTTATATAATTTAAGGGCTGTCTCATGATTTTCACATTCGGCCGACCGCAGGTCGGAGGCTGGTAGGCGGGCCAGCGCCCTAGAAATCCACATTCGGCGTCGGAACCTTCTCATCCACATTAAAAAACTTGCGCCGGAACCGCTGCATATATTTATCGGTTAGTTTCTTCTTTTTATCCAGAAAATCATCGACAGTCATCTTACCCAGCAACATATGAATAATCATGAAAATCGAATACACCCCGCATTCTGAATCGTTTTTTTGATGATGGACGTCGTTGATATATTCCTTAAATGGAATTCCGTTGGTCTCTCCTTGTTCGCGCACCATCTTCATAAATTTACGCAATCGTTTTTGCGGTGGGTCGCCAGTGCTGTCAAAAAAGAAAATAACCCGCGCACGAACATCAATAAACATACTCACCCAATGCTCGCCTGGTTTATTATGCGGGTCCGTATTAAATACGATACCGATTTTATGCTTTCCGTTCTTCACGTGCTTCATAATATCGAATTTACATAACTCTTCCCATACACATTCCCCATCCTCAAGCACCTCGTCGTAATCAACCGGCGATGGACCGATAAATAGAAACGACGGGTTGGCATGTTCGTATTGCTTGAGTGAATTCGCAATATCGATACTTGACAACCACTCGTGAATGTCCTTCTTCCATGTTTTCGGTGCTTGCGGCGCAAATGTATAATGAAGCATTTCTTTATCCATTCCAGATGACGCAAAGCTTTGACGCAGCCAACATGCCTCTTGATGGCATACGCTGTTCATATTTTGTTTCAGAGCGGTCCATATCGCGCGCGGATCTGTATCTTCGATTTTCTGATCAGGATGCCGTTTATTCCAA